GATACTGGGTCAAGCCAGCTTGGGTAGAGTCGTTACTCGATACATCTCTTGACAGTATCGCCACTTGTGGCGTTGGTCGTTCTATGGATAAAAAGCAAGCTTGCAAGGTTATACAAAAATATATCTAGGGTTTATCCCTATATACCTTATAATTAAGTAAACTTAACCTACAGTCTTTAAGGGGGATTCAATGACATTTTTAGTAGCTAACATACCGCCAGTAAAATGCTTTGTACGCAGAGAGTTTCTTTATAACCACGAGTCAGGACAAGGAGAACTAGAACCCTGTGTATGGATGACCGCCAAGGCTATTAAGGGTCAAGCATTTCGTATAGAGTCTATGCTCACAAATTACGGGGCTTTGTACGACAAACTGCCAATCCATGCGTATGTGTGGAAAGCCGTAGAAGCCCCGCTACCCCTAGACCATTTACAGATATGGGATTGCCTATCGTATGACATGGCGGTAATTGAGAAGTCTAATTTACGAGGTCTAAAAGTGAAGTTTTTTGGTAAGGACAAACAGTTTCACTTTGGTAATTACCTGTTCACGATTGACTTTGCCAGCCCTGAAGCTAACCGCTTAAATACCAGCTTTAGTGAGGGGGTTGAGGAACATAAGTCGTATAACTTTATTAAGCTAGATAACGGGCAGTTTGCTTGCCAGCCCAATAACAGATGCCTTTGGTACGATGTTTCGCTAGTACCTGCTGTCTTAAAGACTCCCGACTTTAAAATACCTACTGAGGTCTATAGCGTAGAAAACCACGCTAAATGGGCTGCCAAAGATGAATGGTTTTATAACTTTGACGCACTATGAGTTCTTGGCTAATTATTGTTACAGGGCTTATTTATGCCTATATAGGTATAGAACAAGGCTTTAAAGGTAATACAGCTATGGCGGTTGTATATAGTGGGTATGCTTTTAGTAATATTGGACTTTATATACTTGCAACAAAATAGGGGGATGTGTGGATTTTGAAAAGTTTTGGATGAATTGGCCTAAAAAGGTCGCAAAGAAAAAAGCTGAGATTGCTTGGAAACGATTGACTGACCTTGAAAAGCGTGAAGCCTTAGAAGCCTTGCCTAAACACCTTAGACATTGGCAACTTAAACGCACCGAAATAGACTATATTCCGTACCCCGCATCGTGGATTAACGGGCTTAGATTTCAAGATGTTTTAGACATGACCCCCGCCAAAGAAAAGGTCGATAGGTCTTGGATGTTTAGCCAACAAGGTATTGAAAACAAAGCTCGTGAATTAGGAATATTGGGTAACGGGTACGATAGCTACGATACTTTAAAGAAGAAATGTATGATGCGAATGGGGATGGAAATAGATTGAAAGTGCTAATTGCGTGTGAATATTCGGGGCGTGTTAGAGATGCTTTTGCACAACTGGGCCACGATGCTTGGTCTTGCGACATATTGCCAACTGAAACCAAAGGTAATCATTACGAAGGTTCGGTGCTAGACATTCTTGATAATGGCTGGGATTTAATGATTGCCCACCCACCATGTACATACTTATCTAATGCTGGTGCTAGGTTTTTATATCCAAAAGGTATTTTGAACCAAGAAAGATTAACAAAAGGTTTGGCTGCAAAAGAGTTTTTTATGGCTCTTTACAACGCAAACATACCTAAGATAGCTATTGAAAATCCCATACCCTCAAAGGTATATGGTTTGCCACAATATTCGCAAACAATTCAGCCTTACGAATATGGTCATCCAATGCAAAAAAGAACTTGTTTATGGCTAAAAGATTTGCCAAAATTAGTGCCCACCAATATTGTTGAAGAACGCCAAAGCACTAAAGTGGCTGGTAATTGGTTTAACAAAGGTGGTAAAGACCGCCAAAAAGAAAGGGCTAGAACTTTTGAAGGAATCGCAGCAGCCATGGCAGAACAATGGGGAGCATCAATATCAATGTGCAGTACGGCAGTTATGCAAGTGGCGTAGTCAATGGGGGTTAGCAAAGTTTAGAGAATATCTATCAAAATACCAAATTGATAGTAATTTACTAAATGGCTACGCTGACCAATATGGTAAAAAAAACAGAGGTAATTGGGGGGAATGGATTGATTAGGCAAGTTTTAATAACTGACCAAATGCGTGAATTAGCACACAAAAAGGCTAAAGAAATGGGTACTTTGCGTCACAGTATTACCGAAGGTGAAGGCAACATTGTGGGTTTTTTGGGAGAATATGCGGCTTGGTCAATTATTGGCGGCAAAATTGCCAATACTTACGAGTACGACTTACTTCTTCCTGACGGCAGAACAGTTGATGTTAAAAGTAAACGCACTAAAGTTATTCCGCAACCTCATTACGAATGCACTATTTATGCTTACAACCCAAATCAAAAATGTAATTTTTATTGTTTTGTACGGGTAAGCGAAACTTTTGATAAAGCTTGGATAGTTGGAATGATGGATAAAACAGAGTTTTATAGAAAAGCGTCTTTTGTTAAAAAAGGCACGATTGATGGTAGTAACCGATTTGAAATTATGGGTGACTGCTACAACTTAAAAATTCAGGAATTGGATGACGCTGAATACATTGTTAAATGCACTTTTTAGGGGGAAATATGGAAATAAATATTTACGAATTATTTGAAGAAATGGAACGACTTAAAAAACCGCTAAGTGATGCTGAGGGCAATTTAGCTGGTTTAGAAGGTTCAAAAAACAGCGTTAAATCAATTATGATGAAAAAAAGCGGTGAACAATCGCTGGGCGGTCAAGAACGGGAAGCCTACGCTAGTCAAGAATTTCAAGACCACAATCAAAAAATTGCCGAAACCACAGCACTTAAATCTTTGCTTAAATTAGAATTTGCCATTGCTCAAATGAAATTTGAGGCATGGAGAAGTGAACAGGCCAATAATCGCAACTTAGAAAGGTTGACCCGATGAGAGGATTTGCAGAAGTATTCTTAGATTTGACTCGTACTATGAAACGAGTACATGAACTTAAACTTAAAAATGACCATACCGAAGCCTATTTGCTTAGTTGCGATATAACTGATTATGCTCAAGAACTAGAAGATGTACTGCAAAAAGATGCAAACATTCAATGAACAAAAAGGATAAAAAACGCCATGACGATATTGCAAGACTTGGTTGCGTCTTATGCTACCACATGGGCTACCATGACACCCCCGCAGAGCTTCACCATGTCAGAAGATTCGGTGGAAAGCGGTCAGAAGCACCAATACTCCTTTTATGTACCGAGCATCACAGAGGTGCTACAGGTGTGCATGGACTCGGAGCAAAGGCTTTTGAGAGATACCACCAAATTGAGTTCGATACCTTACTAGATATAGTAGAAAGAAAGCTAAGTGAAACAACAAATAGGTAATGCAACCCTGTACTTGGGTGATTGTGCAAATATTTTGCCAACTTTAGGGCATTTTGATGCTGTAGTTACAGACCCCCCTTATGGAATCAAAATTGATTCTTCTATGGCTAAGTCTAGTGGTATGCAAAGCGGTGGCATGAAAGCTAGAAAAGGTATTTATGAAGCAACAAATTGGGATGACAATCCAATAACAAAAGAAGCTATTGATTTATTAAGAAATATATCAGATTGGCAAATTATCTTTGGCGGTAATTATTTTGAGTTACCACCCACAAAATGTTGGTTATTGTGGGATAAAGAAATAAATGGTAATTTTGCTGATGCTGAAATGGCTTGGACTAATTTAAATAAACCAGTAAAACTTAAAAGATATATGTGGAATGGTATGTTAAGAGCCAATAAAGAACCAAGAGGTAACCATCCAACGCAAAAACCTGTGGGCATAATGGAATGGGTCATTAGCCATTTGCCAGCAGAAACACAAACAATTATTGACCCATATATGGGGTCAGGCACAACTGGGGTGGCTTGTGCCAAAATGGGCAAAACCTTTGTAGGAATAGAGCGAGAACAAAAATACTTTGATATTGCCTGTAAGCGTATAGAACAAGCCTACGCACAAGGGGATATGTTTATTTAAAGCTCCAGTGGGTCAAAACCAAGCTCGGTAGCGACCATTTTTGCCCTATTTCTAAAGGTCTTGTCATGCTTAGTCCACGCCTGAGTGCTTGTATCCCAACGACTAGCATGAATCATCTCGTGAGCCATAGTCCTAATTACTGTGTCTAAATGACCGCACCTAGCGTCAGATATAGTAATGGTGTGGGCGTGTTTTTCCCCATCGTCATATAGGTATGTACCCATAGCATCAAAGTCGCTATCTACTACAAACTTAATTTCTTCAGGCAAAGGTAAGTCCCAAGACGCAAACGGCTCGCAGCAATACAACATACTGTAGATGTGTTCGATAATCTTAGGCGTTATACGCACAATATTTCCCCACGAAACTCTACCTCGTTTTCTCCGCATACCTGAATCATCTCAGGCATTAAAAGCCTACCTCTTTCCCACGAAGCCATGACAAAGCCTTGTCGCCAATCTTTTGCGTTATCTTCTGTATAGCTAAAGCTATCCGCATTGATGTCGGCTAAAGTGCCTGTTTGCACACCCCAATAGGTCTTTTGGTCAAAGGTTGATATAGGACTTAGAGTCAAGACATGGGTATGCCCTGTAAAGATATTACTAAAGCTGGCTTGGACATTGTTGTAGCCTGCGTACCTACCGCCCTTATGCCTGTGTTTAATTACAGTATCCTCATTGACCCAAAAAGACCAACAGGTTTCCCAATGGGGAAAATGGTACTTTAAATTAAATCCATCAACCCCCGAAAACTCAGGGGCACGAGCCACCAAAGCCGACTCATAACGCATATCGTGATTACCTAGAGTCCATATTAGCCTACAGCCCGCAGGTCTAACCTTTTCAATGGCATCTAAATGCGTTTTACAGTAGTTTAGTTCGTCTAATACGCTAGGTTGGCGGTCAAAATTTATCTTTGGGAATCGGCTCAAGACAGCCCCGTCAAAGGCATCTCCGTTACAGATAATAGCTTTTGGCTTAAAATGCTCAATAAATTTGATAAGTGCTTTAAACCCTGTTGTAGTGTGGTCGGTAAAGTGG